ATGCCTGGTGGAAGAAAACCCCGTTATAACCCTGAGACGGTAAATCAGATCTGTGAACTGATTGCGGAGACTGGGGTAGACCGTGTTGCCTATGAAGGGGTAGGTATCGCTCATACGACTTTTTATGCTTGGATGGTGGATAAAGAGGAGTTTTCTGCGGCTGTAACGGCTGCACGAGCGAAATACGCAGCGAAACTCAAACAGAAAGCCTGGGATCGAGTCGCGGCGGCGAATGAATATATCGATGACGTACTGAAACGTCAGTGTTACCGAACCACCCGACAAGAGGTTCTGGATCGAAAAGGTCGCAAAGTTGTTCTCGTCAAAGAAGAACAAATCATCCCCGATTCAAAATTATTAGATCGCGTCTTGGGTCTAAGCGAGGGCGAAATCAATCCTTCCTTCCGATTTGAGATTGGACTCGCTACGCCAGATCAAAGCGATGACGAACCTTAATCTCCACGTGAACCAGCATATTGTTTTTGCTGACAAGTCCTTTATCCGGTTATTAGTCGCTTCGCGCCGCTGGGGAAAATCACGACTCCTTTTAACCGAAGTCATCTACCGGAGTCTCAGCTTTGATCAAGTCATCGACCCCGCCTCGCCGCCTGTTGTCCTCTTGTGTTGTCCTTCATTCAAACAAGCCAGACAAATTCACTGGCAACCGCTGCTCTCTTTATTAGAAGGACAGCCTTACGTTAAGAACATCGATAAATCGAACTTTAGAATCGACATCTACAACCGACCTTCTATCTTATTGAGAGGGGCGAACGACTCAGAGGGAGATGGGCTGCGGGGGTTAAAGATCTATTTCGCGGGGCTAGATGAAATTCAAGACTTCAAGCAGCACTCTTGGACAGATGCAATTTACCCGGCTCTCTTAGATACCCCTAACTCGAAGTGTTTAGCGATCGGCACACCGAAAGGGCGGACGCACTGGCTTTATACAATGCTGCGTCAGAATGCCTTGACCCTACCGGACTGGTCATACCATCACTTCAGCGCTTTAGATAATCCACTTTTACCCAAGAGCTTTATTGAGCGGGCGCGGCGGGACTTACCTCCTCGCACCTTCCAACAAGAACTGATGGCAGACTTCTTAGTGTTTGAAGGTCAGCTATTCGACTGCTTCAATGACACTCATATTATTTCAACTGGGAACCCGTACGATCGCACCTTTGTCGCGATTGACCCCGGCTCTCAAAATCCCGCGATTACCGTCATCGGATTGAAACACCAAAAGTATTTCCTGCTCGATGTTTGGGAAAACCCTCATCCGGGCATATCCGTGACGATTGACGAATTGATCGCTCAAGTCTGTCGATTTGCTCAACAGTACAACGCCTATAAGGTCTTCTGCCCTGATGACCGGGGCGACATCGTTTTGTCACTGCGGCGCTATGGGAATAAACACAACCTACCCGCGCTCAAACTCACCACTCTGATTAAGCGGAGTAAACCGGGTGTGATGGCGCGGATTGATATTGTCAACTCGCTCTTTAAGCAAGATCGATTCTTCATCAACGCCAAGTTAACGAAGACGATTAGCGAGTTCCAATCGTTCTGCCGCGCTCAAGATAAGTTGGGGAATTACCTCGATCAGCCCGCTGAAGGACAAACCGACCACAGCATCTTCGCAACGATGTACGCGCTCGGTCGCTTAGAGCTACACGACAACATTTTGGCGAGAGAGGAGGAAGCAGCTTGAGTAGCGCTCCAGATAAAGTCCTGCTGCATAGCTTAGAGGCAAAGAGTAATGAGTATCAGTCAAAAGAGCTGACGTGGCAGCGGATTCAACATTTGTTTGAAGGGGGTCATGTCATTGAAGTCCATAAGCAAGACTACCTGCCGAAACGCCCGGACGAGCCGCCTGCACTCTATAAGCTTCGGTTAGCGAAATTCACCTATCGAAATCTGCTGGGGAGTTCAATTCAACAGCAAGTGAATAAACTCGCGGCGGGTACATTTCAAGTCTCTGGTTTGACCGATGACTCTTTTTGGCAACTCTTTCGAGAAGATGTAGATCGCAGGGGCACTCCTGAGCCTGAGTATCTCGCCCATTTGTTTCGACAAGTTCTCTTATTCGGCGCAGTCTACACTCACGTTGACAAACCGTATAGTCCGATCAAACCTCGAAATAAGGCAGAGGAAGAAGCACTCAACTTGCGGGCTTATCTGACGACCTACTCTGCCCTAGAAGTGTATGACGAGGGCTTTGACGCTCTCAATCAAATGACGTTTCTAAAAGTCCGGCAACTGAGTCAACGCCGCGCCTCCGTCTTCGAGCAACCCAAAGACCACATCGTTTGGACTTATATCACTCAGGACGAAATCGCCACTTACGAAGCGGATGTCAAACTCGACGGCGATCGCATCCTTGCGGTTTACGACGAGAAGGGTGAAGAGAGATTCGTAGATAGCGAGACAACTATTCCACTCGCTCGACCCATTCAGCACCAGTACCCTAGCTTCCCCGTGATTAAGCTTGAAGTCCCTTCTGACTTATGGCTGGGGAATCAAGTGATCTTTAAGTGCTTAGAACATATCACTTTAGATAACTGTTTATATGACGGGGCGAGCGTGACGGCTTATGTCCAGCGCACCTTTGAACCCTTCGTCACTCCGATCGATTCGATTGCGGATGTGGACGGGGACACAATTGCGACGGGCAATGCCTATGTGATGAAGGGCAAGTTCAGTTTTGAAGAGATGTCGGGTGCGGCACTGACTGTTCTCTCGGATTTACTGAAACAGTTAGAGGAAGAAATCAACTCGATTGTCTCTATTGGCTATAGCTCCTCATCTAAGGATGCGGTGCAACAATCAGGAATCTCGAAGAAGGTTGATAAGTACAAAGAAGAAATGTTGCTGCGGCAATTCGGTAAGCGGCTGCTCTCAACCTGGCAAGACATTTTACAACTCGCCGCCCGCATCAGTGGATACCGCTCAGATAGCATTTCTGCCTCTGGATTTAACTCATTCGATCTCGACAACGTAGATGATCTGTTACTTCAAGCTGAAGCGCTTCAAAAAGTGAAACCCTTCCTCACAGCTACAGCATTCAAACTCTTCTGCGCCCAACTTAATGTCTCACTGGCCCCGAACGCCTCCGCTGAAGAACTCGCTGCGATTCAGTCTGAAGTTCAGTCACTTACCTTACCCGAACCTCAATCATCGCCCGCCCTGCCTTCAACAAATGAAGAACCGGACGACGATGATTAACCACTGGAATGAATCCAGATAGCTCTACTGCAAGCAATCCCTAGCAGATATCCCACATCGGAATTAATCCCCATGACAGAAGAAGAAGTTAAGACTCTTTTCGCAACGTGCTTTGAAGAAGTAAAGACCACATTACTCGCTGAAGTCGATCACAAAAATAAAGGCTTGGCGGCGGCGCTTCAAAGAGACATCAAAAAGATCTCAGAGAAACAACCCCCTGAATCGCCCGCTGACCTTGATGAAAGTGGTGAAGCGACCCCTCGCCTCTCCCTCAAAGCGCTACAGCAACAGATCAGTGACTTGACCACGCAACTGAGTGAGAAAGACAAGCAGGCATTCGCATCAGCCCGCAATGCCGCGATCGCTCAACTGGTCGCAGGTTCCCCCACCCAACACAAAGGAACTTTACTCAAACTATTCACCACCGAGTACGGTGACAAGTTGAGGCAGGAAAACACTGATTGGTATGTTGACCTCGGCGGCGATTCTGTTAAACCTTTGGCTCAAACCTTCACGGACTATCTCGCCTCAGAAGAAGGAAAGATCTTCATCCCGCCCAGCCCGACATCCGGTTCAGGTTCCGCTTCATCCGCCAAGCCAACTCCTTCGAGCGGCGGCAAAGAACTTTCACTCGATGAACAATACGCCGCGCTGCAAGCCCAGATGTACGCCTAGCTTCTTGCAAACTGAGCTACCGGAAAGCTCGTAAATCCCCGGACACCTCACACAAGGAGGAACTCACTATTCAACACAAGATTACGTCAATATGCCTGAATTAATTTTCTCTACCGAAACGCTTGCCCCGTTAGACTTGTTGCGCTCAGAAATCCAATCGGGGATTGCTGAAACCAAAATCAAAGAGTATCCGCTACTGAATAGAGTTCAAAAGCGTGACGCTTACCAGACCGCGATTCACTGGCCCGTGTCGGTCGGAACTGGAAACACTTACGGTCGCGCCACTTCTGAAACGCCGAACCAAACCAGCACCACCGATACCAACTTACAAGCTTCCTTGCCGATCGGTTCTCGCGTCTTAGAACACAAATTCTCAATCGACTTGACCCAAGCAACGCAAGCTTTGCGAATTGCACCTCAAGCACTGCGGAACTTGTATCGGGGCAAGCTTGAAGCGGGTATGGACGCATTGATGAAGCAGTTGGAGACTCTGCTTTATACCGGCGATGGCTCGAATGCGAGTCATGGAATCGTTGGTCTGAACCGAGCAATGTCGAATGCAGTTACAGGCCCGCCCGCTACCAATCGATATGCAGAGATTGATGGAGCTGCGTTTCCAGGGTGGACATCACACAACGAAACAGCAGGGGCAAACAGACCGCTCACGACTGACCTTCTACGGGCGGCGACGACGGGACAAGGCAAACTCGGCGGCAACTTCGATTATGTGTTGACGACCTTTGACTTAGCCGACGCGATGGAAAAAATCTTCGAGACGCGCCTAGCCGTTAACCGCATGGGGGGTTCGTTTGACTTGTCCTTCACAGGCTTGACCTATAAAGATCGTGAAGTGCATAAGAGCATTTACACCCCAGACCGCTCCATTTACTTCCTGAACACGAGCGACTTATACCTGCACACCTATGCACTTGCCCCCGCATTGAGCACGATGCCGGGTGGCGATTCTCAAGTGGTCAATGCTCAAGGGTTAAACATCCTACTCACCAGAATGCCGCAAACGAACCCTCATGCGATCGATATGATTCTCTCGGTGCAAGCTCAGTTCCAGTTGCAGAATCGCAAGAGTGCGTGTGCTTTGCTCAGAGTCCAGTAACTAGAATAAGCCATGTTGTTAGATGAGCAACGCGACCGTCTCCTGCGGACTTTGGGATACGGTCTTACGCCAATCCTTCTAGAGCCCCAGCTAACTCAATATCTTTCGCCACTGGAGAGTCGCCCAGCCTTAGTCGAAGAGATTGGGTTACTTCTAGATGCGATTGAAAGTCTGAATGGGTTACTGAGTGCGGCGCGGACGGATTCAATGGCGGTCGAGGTCGGGGGCATCAAAATCGATTACGTCCAGCACGTCCGTCACCTGAAGAGTGAAGGTTCGCGCCTGCTAAGACAACTCGAAGCCCTCACCGGACTCCCTTTGAAGTTTGATCAGTTCAAAGGCTCCGCGCCCCGCTCTAGTTCAAATTCTAGTGTGAGCTACTGGTAGCCTATGACGGTCAAACTAACTGGAAAGGTATTTACCGGATCGCCGCGTCGTGCCTTTCTCAACGCTGCGAATCGGACTAAAGACCGGGCACTCAGGGTCACTCGCGATCGCTCTCGTGTTCGCACCGGGAAAATGCGGGCGGGTTGGAGAACCGAAATCACAAATGGCACTCACTCACTCTCACTCGCCATCAGTAACCAAGTTCCTTATACCGTCTATCAGGAGCGTGGGACGAAATACATTTCACCCATGCTTGCAGCGGCGGCGGGCTTACAAACAGCGACCACGTTGTTCCAGCAAGAATTGCAAAACGAACTTCAGTCGGAGCTTGGCGGTGCGATTCGTTCGAGAGCATCCAGCGGTCGCGGCTTCGGGAGAATGACGAGATGAGTTTAGTTCAACGCTTAACGACGCTGCAATCGAAACTGCTGGAGTTACCCCGGCAATTTGGTGTACCCCAATATCAGCACTCGATCCGCGTCATTCAGCAAAACTTTCCCAATGGTTCGATCACACCGATTGAGACGGTCTTTAAGATTGAACCCAATCCGAAAGTCCAACCTGTACCCACTCGCTTAGTCGGATCGGTCTTTAGTGCTGATGTGGTGGTAAGTGAGCGCGACTTACTGATCACAGACTTAGTGAGACTTTACACCGAAGCGGATTTGCTGAACGGGGATTGGGAAGTGAATGGAGTGCGCGGCTATCGACTCATTCAGTTAATCCCAGGTACGACAACTTACAGTGCCATTCTCCGCGCCCCTTTTGATTCTCGCTTTTCAGGCCACTTACCCATAGAGGAGGAATAGTTTTGCGTTTCTCAGAACTATCGAACCTCCTTCGCCTATGGATGAGTCGTCAGATTCGGATCGATGCCTGGAGTTCTGACCCCCCTCGAACACTCACAACGGTCATCGAGAATAAAGCTTATCCCTCGACTGTAGCCTTTCAAGCTCCCGTAAAGGATCTCTTTGTCCCAGAGACCAATAGTGCAGTTTCGATCGGGCAGCAGGTGATTTCGCTCGTGTTGCCCTTTGCTGTGCAGTATCGATTTAGCAGTCGATTACAGTACAACGAACTGCCGCTAACTCAAATCACGGCGCTCTATATGTCAGTCACAACAGAGTGGTTGATCAACGGTGCGGTGCTCGATGATGACATTCTCTCTGTCGCCATCACTGACATTGTTGAGTCCCCGATCGTAGTCTCCCGAATCGATGACACCAGTTCTGACTGGTTAGTCACGACTTTCTTTGAGCTACAGGTAGAAACGATTTTCGATTCTGAACCTGTCCCTGACCTCCAGCCTGGAGACGTTGAAATACCTTTACCTGACTCCATGACAGTCCAGGTCGGTATCTGGCGCTCGAAGTCAGACACGCTCGGTAATCCTCAGCAAAGCTTCCTCGACAGCTAATACTTTTATCAGTTCAAATTTATGGCTACTACAATTTCGCTCTCGCAGTTTCTCAGCCCCGGCGTTTACATCGTAGAGGATCAGGACGGTTATATCCCCGTTGAGATTGCCACCTTCGGGCACGTTTATATGGTCGGTACATCCACGATTGGGGATGTGAACACGCCGACTCAAGTTGTATCCCCGACTGACTTTACGAATCAATTCGGCGCATCGCTCTCAACGGATTACGTCAAGCTTTACTTCGACAACGACCCACAAGGCATCCTGTACTTTACACGAGTCGCAGCCGCCGCTCCCAATCTCACCGTAGCCTCTGAATTTGTCGCAACGCTTGGGGTTGCATTTAATGAGGATCAGCCGCAGGGATTTCTACTTGCACCGCAAGCATTCGAGCGTCTAACCACTGCGTCGGATAAACTTTCCGTTGCCAGTAAGATGCGCGACATTGCAGAAGATGAGAACTTCGATTGGATCGCCCTCCTAGATTGTTCTAAGGCAACCGACACCACGGGCGAACTGCAAACTGAAGGCGTTCCTTATGTCTCAGCCGCCGGACACACCGCTTACTATTCGCCTTGGGTAATCACTCAAGAGGATAAAGAGCTACCGCCCTCACCTGTGGTCGCGGGTGTCGCAACCCGACGATATCGGGCTCAAGGATTTGCTCAAGCTCCAGCGGGTTTACGTTACCCCATTCGAGGAGTCAAAGGACTTACGAAATACTACACTCGCTCTGAACAAGATGTGGCGAACCCCCTCGGAATCAACTTACTGAAGCGGCATTCCAACGGTCAGTTAGTCGTGTGGGGTGCTCGCACTCGTTCCACCAATGAGTACTTCCGATTCATCAACCAGCGCGTCACTTTTAACGTGGTTAAACGCACACTCCGAGAAGCATTCGACATCTTGCTATTCGATCTCAACGAAGGTCGAGGCATCATCTACCGCCGAGTCAAAGACACCGCCGAGGAAGTGCTTTATCGAATCTGGCAATCGGGCGCATTGTTTGGCGTAAACCCAGGCGACTCCTTTCTAGTCGTGTGCGATGAAACGAATAATCCCGCCCTTGATACTGAAGCTGGAATCCTGCGATTCGATGCCTATCTCATTCCCTCAGCCCCAGTCGAAAAGATTGTTGGTCGGACGGTTCGAGTCCCGGTAGGTACATTTACTGCTCGCCTCTCTGACTAGACTCCTCTTCAAATTTACCCGGTAATCAAACATGGCACTACGACGATTAAAGCCGATCACACAGAGTCACTATCTAGTGAGCAGTCCTTCACTCCCGGACGCTTACTTTAGTGAGTTCAGCGGCATCAAGGAGAAAAAGCAAACCTCGAAATATCCCGACGGTGTGCGGCGACGAATGTACACGGTCGCAGGGATGGTCGAGATCGAAGACGTCACGATTTCCGTCGAGTTTGACCCGCGCGTTCACCGACCCATCCTGGCAGCGTATGAACGACTGCGCGACAACGAACAAGAAATCAAACTTTCAGTTGTTCCAGTCGATAGCAGTGATGACCCACGACCCGTTGGCGAAGGCTTCAACTTATTTGGTTGTTTGGTTACTGGTGTAGAAGTCGCTCAAGCCAATCGCAGTAGCGCCGACACTAGCAAACTCGTGATCACGATCGCTCCTGGCGAATACACACGCAGCTAATCACTTATGTCAAAACAAAAAGAAGAAGTCGCGGCGGTTGAGTCTAACCCAGAACCTCAAGAACCGATCGCGACTGGGAATTACGTCGGCAAGTTAAAGACGAGCGCGGGTGAGGTGGAGTTCGAGCTACGACAACCCACACTCGATGATATGCCGCGTTTAGAAGAGTTGCTTTCGGCGCGAGGCTTTGATTTATCCGCAATGTCGGAACTTCCTACAACCGAGCAAATGTACTTACTGTTCACCCTGCTTTGTATCCGCTTCGGTGAAGAGAGTTCCTGTAGCCGCGCCACTCTGGGCAAGTTACCGATGAGTGCCTTCAAGGAGGTTGCTGAAGCGGTGGGTAACTTTCGCGAGTTCTTTGGCGCTTAGGGAAGGAGAGATTTGGTGGACGATCGAAGGACGCTCCTTTAGTCATTGGACGCTTACCAAAGCCCTGTTGAACGCCTGCGGTGGCGACTACAACGGATTCTTCGTTTATGCCTGCCAACTCCCTCTCTGGCGAGTGCTATTTCTGATCGAAGTCCGCAACGAAGCCCTTCAAGACCCCCAATCAAAACAGGAATCTGAGTAATGTCTGGACAGAACAAAATCACAGTGATTTTAGATGCACTGGACAAGTTATCTCCCGTTTTAAGAGGGCTGGGGTCACAGACACAAGGGTTAGGTGCGGGCGCGGTCTTTTTAGGGAATATGTACACGAGCGCCCTTTCGCAAGCGGCTGGAGCGGTGGGTGCATTAACGAACCGCTTTTCTGATGCGGCGGGTGCACAGGAATCCGCGATTAAGCTCGCGGGTCAGTTTGGGGCGATGACCAACAAAGACTATGCTTATGGCGCGAAGTTGGTTGGAGATCTGAACGAAGAAATCGGAGAGATGGCGGCGACGTTAGGGGATGCTGCGGGCTTTAAGGATTTAGGTTTAGCAATCTCGGATACCCTCATCAAATCGAATTCGCTCAATGACATCTTTGATGAGAAAGCTTTCAAGCAGCAAGCGCTATCCCTGACAAAGACGCTCGGACTACTAAAAGATCCCGCATCGGGGATTGAAAATAGTGATATTCAACTGTTCTTTACCAAGTTTGCTGAGGGCGCGTCTGAAAGCGAATTGAGCGTTTTGAAATTAAATGAGAGAATGCCGGGCTTGATGGGTCAACTCGAAAAAGCCTCGAAGAAGATCCACGGTGAGGGCAAGAAAATCGAGGATCTCACACTCCAGCAGCGGGTGAAGATCTTTGAGGCAGCAACACAAGGACTCGCACCCCCTGAAATGATTCGCGACCTTCAAACGACCGCTAAAACCAGAATCAAAGCGATCGAGTACTCACTATTCGATGAAAGCGCGGGACTATTCGGCTTCCTCAGAGCCGTGACTAAAGTAAACGATAAGTCTCGTAATGTAATGGATGGGTTTGCCACCCTATTGGCTTCGGTGTTAGGAAAAGGCGGCTTGTTCGATACAGTTGGCAAGACCTTGAAAGCACTAGGGCTTAATTTAGGCGATCCGATGCTCCTGCTGTACAACGGTGTTATGACCGTTTCCGGTTGGGCGCAAAAAGCCGGGGATTTTCTCAGAGGGTTGACGCTCCCAGATTTAACTAAGCTCAGTCCCGAAAGGTTGGGGCAAGTCCTTGCTGATACGATCGATGCTGCATTCGGCAAGCTGGGCGACTTGTCGAAAATCAACTTCGGGCAACTTGCGAAGTCTTTAGGCGATGCCGTTACATTTTCCCTAAAAGCTCTCGGTTCATTCTTAGCGAATCTAGACTGGACGACCTATCTATCCGTTGGATTGGTTGTTATTGGCGGAACCCTAGCTATTGGTGTTATCGGGGCATTAGGAGCCGCGATTGCAGCAGGTGTCGCCGCGATAACGTCTGTTCCCGTCCTAGTTGCGGCTGGCGTTGCCTTGCTTGCGATCGGAGCAGTAAAAGTAGTTACCGATAATTGGGGCTTGATTACTGCCATATGGGGCAACACCTGGACTTGGATTAAAGACAGCGCGGTAAATGCCTTCAACTCAGTAAAAGATTGGATCGGCGGCGTGATCAACAAAGTCATCACCTCGATCGGCAGCACCTTTACGAGCTTTATCGGGTCTGTGCAAAACAGCGTCCAAAGAATCGTAGAGTCCGTTCAGACTTGGTTCCAGGATTCTGTTGAAAGAATCAAAGGATTCCTTGCCAACCCGATTGGGACAGTCAAGGGCATGGTTACGGGACAAGCGGTATCCAACAATACGGCAGGTCTCAATGCGGGACAAGCGGTATCCAACAATGCAGCAGGTCTCAATGTCGGTTCACTGTTTAGTGCGATCGCCCGCGAAACTGCACTGATGCCCTCTGGTTCTAACCTCGCCATCGCCAACACCTCAGAAACGATTCTCAATCGTGCTCAACAGCGGGATCTCGTCAGTTTAGTCTCTGCTACAAGAACGCGCGGCGGCGGCTCAACCTTCGCACCCCAAATCGTCGTCAATCCCGCGCCGGGTATGAACGAAGAATCACTCGCGAACTTAGTCATGAACCGGATGGAACAGCACTGGAATCAATATCAACTGTCGAGCCTCTAAGCTATGCCACGATTGAACCCTCTAGCGGTCGCTCGTCTCCGAAGTGAACAACGCGCTCAACCGAATCAGCCCTCTCAGCCCACTGCGGATATCTATTGCTATCTGCAACTCGAAGGAACAAACGAGCGGTTTGATTTCATTCTCAATCCCAGCTCTATCGATCAGAAAGTCGCCGCTAACTATGAGTCGCTACCTTCTGCCGGAACGAATATTCCTCGATTGCAGTATCGCTATGGAGAAGCTCTGCAACTGACGCTGAATGGCTTGATCCTGATGTCCCCTCAACATCAAGCCTCGCTCCAGCCGCTACTGGATGCCGGAGTGAAGTTAACCCGCTGTGATCCTGCAAATCAAAAGTTCGCCGCCCCAGTGTGTTCCTTTGTTTGGGGCACTCGTCGCTTAGAATCCTGCGTTGTCACAGGTTTTGATTTTAGTGAAAAGATGTGGAACAGTGCTGGCTTCCCGGTTCACGCTGAAGGTTCGATGACGCTGATCGAAGTGCTGTCGAATCGACCCACACCCGCGACACCCGGAAGCACTCAGCAGGTCTCACCTAAGCTGTCAAGCCGTGAACTCGAAGCCGGAAGTAAAGGCGCGATCGCTTGGATTAAACAGAATCCGCTGAAGTTGCCAAGCAGTCTCCAACAGCGAGTGAAGCTGGGTCAATATCGCATCTTGACGAATCCCCAAACCCGCGCGGTCGCCATCACCGATTCAACGGGTAAAACTCTCTCCACCATAGGCACTAATGACCGTGGAACCTTTAAGCCAAAACCTTGAATCGATTGCGTTAGAGCGATTCGGTTCTACGACATTCTATCGAGAAGTGCTGGATGCGTTAAACGTCGCGCCGTTCGAGATTCCCGCGGGAATCTTACCGGAGATTGGAACGTTCACCCCAGAGTCTCTGGAGAATGTGTCAGCGATTAATGCCAAGGTCGATCAAGTCAAACAGCAAGTCGATACCGTTCTCGCGGATGGCACTCAAAAACTCAAGTCTGTAATCGAACGTATTTCGTGGTTATTCTGATGGTGCGTGAAAGACTGATTTGTGGCTATTGCCAAGTCTCGATCTCAGACGCGAATGATGTGGATCTGAGCAGTGCAGCGGATTATCGTCGCGGCGATACGTTTCGCACCGGGGACGGCATCTTAGTCAGTGCCAATGTGACGTTATCTAGAAATAGTCGCTCCTCCTCTTGCACGGTTAAGCTAAATGATCGCGACAACAAGATTGCGGCAAAATATATCGAGACGACGTTCCGAGAACAAGGGATTCGCGGACTCCCTCCAGAACAGAGTTCTCAAGCCAGCGCATCTTCCACAAATCCTGGACTATCAGGAGCCAATAGCAGTGCGATCGCTGACGTGCCTCCTGCCATCATTGCTGAAGCCCGACGACAAGGAATCACCGCACCCCAAAAGATCGCCTTTCTTTTAGCGGTCGCAGAAGGTGAAAGTTCCTTCAACCACCAAGCTTATAACGCGGAAGGCGGCGCGTTCGGGCAGTACGGCGGGCGCGGTTTAGCTCAGATTACAGGTGTAGATAACTATCGTAAGTGGGGCAGTCGTTTAGGACTCGATTTAGTAGGCAACCCTGATCTCGCACTTCGCCCCGACGTGTCTACCACTTTGCTAATTTCAGGAATGAAAGAGGGTTGGACGGGTGCGGGTGGAATTGATCGCTGGATGCCCACACCGGATAGCAATCGTCAAACCGCGTATACGAATATTCAAGGCGGATTGTGGCGGCAGGACTATGAAAACTTTTATCAAAAATGGCTGAAACAACTGCCCGGGGTTCAAGCCAACGCTTCGACAAATCAACCGGTGGCCTCTACCGCTTCCTCTCAACAACTCCCTAATTCAGAAGAAGTGTCAGCGAAGGGGCGAGTGATCGAAGTGCGGCTGGGGTTTGAGAATAACCGGACGTTACTCACAGCCGAATTTATTCATACCAAGACAGATACTGATCATGCGGGCACAACGACTTTTAGTGGTCAATCGATTCGGGCGGCGATGAATCGGATCAAGCGAAACACGGCCTTTAAGACGATTACTCTGACCCAGCTTGCCCAACGAGTCGCAGCGGCTTACGGCTTAACTGCCAAGACTGATCCCGCAATGGCAAATATTACATTGCAGTATGTGGATCAATCCGGGCTAACCGACTATCAGCTACTGATGCGGGAATGTCAGTTTCACGGCTTCTCGATCTCAGACAAAGGAGGAACGTTAATCTTCACGCGCCCCCCTGCGACCGACACAGGATTCATTTTGTATTACCTGGGCGGCGAACTAGATACGTGGTCGCTGAGTGATCAAGCAACCTCTCAGCTACAAGAAGTGCAAGATGCGAGTACAAAGTTTACCGCTTCGAGCGAGAGCAGTGTCCGAGATGAGGCCAAGACGATGATTGATGCCCAGACGGGTCAGATCACTCGGCTACAGTCAGAACCAGAGCGACAACTGAGGCGACGCGAACAGCAAGAATTCACTGCGATTCTGAACGCGCCCACACCTTTAACTCCGGGTTCAACAGGGGCATCCACCCCACCGCCCGTTTCTGATCCCACCAGTGCAGGGGCAGCGACTCGTTATGTCTTGAAGCGAGTGAAGGCATTGCCCAGTACCTTCGATATCCCCACCACTCCCGCAATTTTGCGTCTAGATGCGGCATCGGCTTTCAATACCGCAGGACACCCCCGACCGGTGTTTAATCGAATTTGGATGATCGATCAGATTGTTCATGACTATGACTTGGGCAGTCTGCGATCGCAGATTCAGGCATTCTCTCCACAAGATTTGAAGGTTCCCGAGCAGGAGCTAAACAAAGGCAGTTTTGACACGGTTGCGAAGGGTCAAACCAATGCTCAACCTGTTCCGCCGGGAGAGTGGATGTGGCCGATTACTGGAAACACTTGCGGCCCTCGCTGCGAATGGGGAAATGCTCGCGGAAGAATGCACCACGGAACGGATATCGGGAGCTTCACCCCTGATCAAGTCGTCGCCGCCCGGGATGGTCAAGTTGTCACGGCTCGGAACGAATTGATTGATGACTATGGAAAATTAGTGATTATTCGTCACAGCGATGGTTGGGAGACTTGGTACGCTCATCTCGCCTCGATCCAAGTCCAACAGGGTCAACGAGTCACTAAAGGGTCTCAGATCGCAGTCCGGGGTGGCTCAGGACAAACGATGAATCAATACCAAATTCACCTCCACTTTGAAGTAAGAAGACCAGGCGGGCAAGTCTCAGTTAACCCCAGAGACATCCTTCCCAAAGAAGGTGCGCCTCCGATGGCAGGGTAGTGCGGCTCACACATCAAGAGATTCATGGATAACATCTTCAATGCTCTCAATAACGCCAACGTTGCGGCTCGGGCGGCAGCAGAGTTAAACGGGCGCAATCTCTACCTAGAACTAGCTGTCGTTACCTCGAATCGCGACCCGACTGGAAATCGTCGCATCAAAGTGACTCTGGCTTCTAAACCTGGGCTGGAAAGCGATTGGGTACGAAGACTTCAGTTAAGCCCCAGTATCGACGATCCGCTGCCGCGCGTGGGTCAAACGGTCTTAGTCGGGGCGATCCAAGGGAATCCCCATGCGCTGATCTGCCTCGGCACAGTGATCAATAGTCCCAACCCCGCACTCGATAAAGGCGATGCCGCATTGGATAGCTACCAAGAAATCGACGGGGATGTGAAGACTACGATTCAAGGTAAGTCTGAGATCGACATTAAGCAGCAAAGCAAGACTACGACAGGCGATGATTTCACGATTGATTGCGGCAGGTCGATCCGATTACAGAACACGGCGGGCGCTTATTTAGAACTAAATGAAGCAGGCTTTGTCGTGGTAGGCGCGGCTTCTGGTCAGAAATGGGTGTTGGGCGGAGGTGCTGACGGAGCGGAGTGGGCTTGGGATGCGAATGGTGCAGCGATTCAAATCGTAAACCTGGCTGATTTCACGCTAAACGGTCAGTCCGCTGTGACCTTGGGCGGTCTCGATTCGGATGGCGATACGTTAGTTCAACGAGGCTACTGATGACCACCATTCGTTCGATCCGATTCCCGCTAGAACTCTCTGGCGGCGGGCTTGCGGTGTCTGAAGATTCAGACGTCGTGAGAAATGCCATTATGCACGTTCTCACGATTGAACCGGGCGAGTATTTAACCTTGCCTAACTATGGCGTACCAAATCGATTATTTGATTCCCTACCTGATGCGGGCGCGATCGTTCGAGATACTGAAGCCCGATTAAGAGCCTTACTGTTACCTGACTACCCAACGCTGGACATTCGTTGCTCTGGTCAATTCGGTGAAAACGGCTTGCTCGATCTCCGCATCGATTGGTCGATCTCGAATATTCCTCAACCCGCAATCTCCCTCCGACTATGACCGACACCTCTGTTACATTTAATCCAAATACAAACTCCAGTGATGAAGGTAGTTTGATTCCTTATCCGGTTCTAGACCCGCGAAATGAGGAAGAACTGGCTGAGGAGTCGATGCTCGATGGGTTTAATCGATCGGGCGGGCGGCTGAACGATACCACGACCCACAATCCCTTAGCAGTTTTCAATCGAACTTTAGCGCGGCTAGGGTCTGAAATCCTTTGGTATGTCAACAAACTACCGAGAGCCTTAGCCGTTGCTTACCTTCGTTTAGCGGGGGTTCAGCGGTCACTCGGACAGCGGGCGCGGGTAGAACTAACCTTCATACTCTCAACCGCAATCACAAGCAGCTATCAGATTCCAGCAGGCTTTGAGGTGCGACCGGATGCAACACTCCTTAGCTCGAACGACATCGATCTCACCTTTGTCACCTTAGAAGCTTTAGTTATCACACCCGGCAACAGTTCTGGATCAGTGATTGCAGAATGCACCCAGGTCGGGGAAATCGGGAATGTTCCCGCAGGCGTATTAACCTTGTTCACCGTTCCTTATGCCAACTTAAGCGAAGTTCGGAATTTAGAGCCAGCATTCGGCGGGAGTAATCCTGAGTCACTGGAGCAGGTTGAGTCCCGTGCCCTAGAAGCGATTCGGCGGCGCGATACCTTAATCGTCAAGAGTGACTACGAACAAGCGGCAGTAGATTTCTTAGGGTCGGGCAGTCGAGCGATCGCACTTCCACTGATCGGCGCGGACGGTATTACCTATCAAATCGGCAGCGTTCATGTATTCGGAGTCAGGAGCGATCAGTCTCTACCCAGTGAGGCGGAGTGCAATGATATCCAAGCCCGATTGAGTGGATTGGTTCCATTAGGAACTACGGTCTACTTCACTCCAATCGAATTCATTCAAATTGAAGTCAAAGTGATTGTTCAGATCTTTGACGGATTCAATCCAGAGGATGTCTTCGATGAGATGCGCGGCGCTCTGCAAGCTTTCCTTAGCCCCACAACCTACGCAGAATCCGATTACGTCAACCTCAATGACCTGAAATTCCTACTGAGGAATGTTCTCGGAGTGCGTCGCGTTAACTCGGTCGTGCTGAACGGGTTAGGTCAAGATGTCTTGTTGCCAAATGCAAAGTCACTCCCCCAACTCACAGGCGGCTATTTTGAAGGATTTACTCCCGATCAGACCCTCTACACCTACGCATTCGGGGAGGATACTTCGATGACAGGAGAGGTTCCTGATGTCTGATCCTAAAGCTTGGCGAGACGGGGTTCCTTTCACTGGCAATCTACCGGAAGTCTATCAAGAGAGCGAAGTAAGCGGTTGGCTTTCCGGCACTTGGGATCGATTTCTGATTGAACTTAAAGCCCGAATTGATGAAGTAGCGCTGCGCCAACTCGATCCTGATACTTGCGATGAACAGTGGCTAGATTATCTCGCAGCGTTGAGCGGCTTTACGGGGGACTACTGGGATTCAACCTGGACTCCCGCAACCAAGCGAGTCTTGATTCGCAATGGGTTGAACTATCTGTGGCGGCTGCGTGGCACTCAACAAGTACTGGAATTTGTGCTGCAACTCTTTTTAGGCGATCGCTTTGATGTCTGGCAAGAAACTGAATTCCTCGCGGAGGTCAGTATCTTAGACGCTGACCTTGGTGAACCTGAATATCGCTACTTTGTGAGACTGCCTTTAGAGCTTGGCTCTGAGTTTAATTTGGCGCGAAAACTGAACCGACTCTACGGCGCGGCTTACTGCGATTCCGATGTGGTTTACGACGGATTTTATGCGGATTTTAGCTGTTGCGGCGACCCAATCTTTGATGAAGAGGATGCTTTACTATGACGATAATTAAGGGAAAGTTAACCGATTCGGGGGGCGTTGCGTTTGGGGGGTCGCTGAGAGTGACTCTAGACGCACCACTACTCGATGGTGACACGATGCTAGTTCCAAAGCCGCGTGACTATCAAATTTCAACGGCGGGCGAAATCGATATTACATTACCGCAAAGCGAGACGAGTCAAATTACCTACCGCTTTGAGATTCGAGACAACAGAGGACTTGTTATTCCCGCTTTTAGTGCGATTGTGCCGAATGTGGCGGGATGTGACTTTTGGCAATTGCTTCCAATCGGCGCTCAGACGGATTTACTTCCCGCAGGCTTGCGGCGGATCGCTCAACTGCTCGTGAGTGACCCTGGATATGCAAATACGCTGAGGTGGTTTAGACCAGAAGGAAACTACAGCCCAGCTATTTTTTACTCAGAAGGGTCGTTAGTATCCTTTGGCGGTGGCTCGTATCTGTATGTAAACTCGAACCCCACGAAGGGCAGTACACCCGGCAGTAACTCGGTGTTCTGGCAATTGATTGCTGCGCGGGGCGAAGCGGGAGCTTCTGGATCAACAAGCCCAACCCCCGCACCGACCCCCAATTTCTGGCTCTACTCCGTAAATACAAAGTTGCGATTTAACGGCAGTTCGCAGCCCGTTTTTATTGTCTAATTTTTAACCCTACCCCCTAACTTTCTATGTCAGGATTCGTCACCGGAATTAGTATTTCACCTCTAGCTCCTTTCGATTTGTACGTCCGAACGGATACTGGCGGTGTTTACCGCTTTGATCGACCAGACAACGACTGGATCTATCTGTTTGAGAAGTTTCCAACAAACGCCCGCGCGGAAGGAGTCGAATCGCTTGCGGTTGACCCGACCAATCCCAATATTGTTTACGCCGCCTTTTGGAAACAGAACACCAATGATGGCAACGTCTGGAGCTACATTGGAGAAGTTTGGAGATCCACAGACAAAGGTGTGAACTGGACACCCACGGGTCTACAAACATCGAACGTCAAAATTGAACCGAATGGTGAGTTTCGAGCAGAGACGGGTGAGCGGTTAGCCGTTGATCCGAATAAGCCTGAGAATATTTGGTTCGGCTCTCGGAATGACGGGGTATGGGTGAAGCGAGGCAGCGCGGCTTGGGAACAAGTTACTGGTTTACCCGCTCCGTCTACCCTGTTTTGGGGTGGTTTAACCCGCACCGATAAGCCTGGATTTACCTGGGTTCTGCACGACAAATCTTCAGGAACAAGCGGTGTCGAAACTCCTGTTATGTACGTTGGAGCGTATGGTTCTGGAGTTTGGCGGCGGCCTACGGTTGGCGGAGCTTGGACAAATATTTCCAATACGACAGCCGGTAACATTCAGATGGAGCCGCTGAGAGCTGCGATCGCTGCGAACGGCGATTTATACTGCGTGTTTGGGGAAAGAAACCAGTTTGGCTCGCGTGGAAACCTCCAGCGTTATCGAGATGGAGCCTGGACAAATGTAACGCCTTCTGGGGCAGGTGCATTGTCTGGAATTGCGGTTCATCCTGATGGGAATCAGATTCTTGTTTCAGGAAACACGAAAATCTGGAAGTCAAATAATCAAGGGGCGAACTGGACGCGCTGCGATGCTGACTTGCGGTTTCCCCAGAACGTTTCGGCTCCCGGCTATATGACAACGAGTTTAGCCAATAATCTTGTCGTCTCAATTGCTTTTGATCCCGCCAATGCGAATAACGCTTGGTTCACAAACGGGTTTGGAGTCGCACGGTCGTTTAACTCGAATCTGGCAGTTCCAACCTGGTCGTGGGAAATGTTGGGTCTGGAGCAGTTTGTTGGAGTGATGACACGCCCAGTTCCCACCCCGCTGAATAACTTCTATTTCTACACGGCGGTGATGGATAAGTTGGGATTTAAGCAGACTAGTCTGGATGCCCCTGCTGCGAAGAACATTGCAGCGACGGGCATTCCTGTACCTACTGGAACACCCACTTGGATCGTACCCGCAGGAACAACCACTTTTCCAGCTCCGCTGGATTCAACTACTGGCTGTAGCTCGATTGATGTCGCGTGGACAAACCCTCAACAAGCTGCTTTTGTCGGGTATCACCAGGTTGAGGACTGGATTCCGATGTACGGGAAAACCAACGATCACGGACAAACCTGGCAGGCGTTTGGGTCTGTCCCCACTCGACTTAATACGACAACCCAGTTAACCGAGCGCGGTCGGGCGGGTCAAATTGCGGTAGATCGTCGTGGTACAGATCGTATGGTTTGGGTTCCGCGTAACTTCAGTCCCTACTACACAACCGATGGAGGCAATACCTGGAGCGTCTGTAAGATGGCTGGGACAGGAGCAGATGTGTTTTCAAGTTGGGCAAACAACATCAATGCCAGAGTATGCTCCGGGATTCTGGAAGCCGACAAGCGAATTAACGGGCGATTCTACTATCTTGAGTCAACTTGGGAAGGTTTGTTATACGTTTCTAATGATGCCGGTGCAACCTGGACGCGAACCAGCCGAGGGCAGTTTCCAACCTATCGAATTAAGGTGACGATCGCGCCTAACCCATTTGCTGATAATGATGTCTGGTTCTCGTTTGCCAAAGATACGGAACAACTCGACTCCAAGACCAATAAACTGTGGCGCTCGACCGATGGCGGTCAGACCGTCTCGATTGTCACTTCAGTGGACTCCGCAGAGTTTGTAGCGATCGGAGTTGGAGAAGGAACAATCCCTTACTACGTTTACATCTTTGGTCGAGTCGGTGGTGCAGCTCAAGATGCTTTATATCGCTCGGTTGACCTAGGGCAAAACTGGCAGCGGATTTCTGATCCGGCATTGACTCGGATTAACGGGATGGTGCATTTAGCCGCTGACCCTCGCATTGCCAATCTACTTTACATCTCGGCTTCCGGGAGAGCAACGATGTACGCGATGGCTCCCGGTACGACTTTACCGACTCCTGCACCTTGACGGATAGAGTTTCTTTTCGATTTTCAACAATACTGGACGACCTAAACATCGTTTCAGAAATCTCATTTGGCTTATAGAGTTTAGTTTGGGAGTCTTTTTATGGCGAAAACGAATTTCAGTCGAGGGCGACGGGTTCCGGCAGCCTGGTTCAATGCAATGCAAGCGATCGACTTCAACGGCACGGATGTGGATGGCAGCTATCCGCCTCTAACAGACAGCGCCTTGACCGCTGCGCCGGGAAATATCAAAGCGAACTGGACTGCTTTTCAAAATGTCTTGCGAGTCACCGCTGCGAATGGGCTGGTCGTGGACTATGCGGGTGGGTCTGTGGTACTGCCGAGCGGAGAGGTTTTAACGATCTCACCGGGGCAGCTTAGTTTAGCTCCAAACACCGAGAGTTTTGTCTTTGTCAACTCAGCCGGATTGGTGCAATCCTCCACGATTCGCCCCGTGCGGAGTGTGATGCTGGGGAAAGTACTCACGAATAACATTCAGATTGTCGGGGCAGTCGAAGATCTTCGCCCACGCTATCAGGTTCTACCGATCGCGCAGTCCATCCGAATCTTTGGTGGATCAGGCGAGCAAGGAAGTTATACGCTCTCTTCGGGCACAGCGACCCTGAGTGGCGAGAACTGGTTTCAGAATTTCACGGTGAGCGCGGGTGCGACGTTAACGATTGCGGGCGGTGCAACCCTCTTTTGCTCAGGCAATGTGACGATCAGCGGAAATGTAGTCGTGACTGCGCCGATTGCGGGCGGGAGCGGACATTACGGCGTTTTCGCTCCGCAAAGCTATCCGAACTATATCGGCGCTGGAGTCGGGGGCGGGGCTTCAGTTAACTCTATAAGCACAAATACTTACTCTTACTTTACCTCGCCCGTGGGAAGTGGCGGGGCTGGGAGCTTCATTGCGAATCTGGCTGGAGGCATCGCGATGAGAACTCCGCGCGGCGGCAATGGCGGCGGCTGCTTGATTATCGAAGCGGCAGGCACGATCACGGTCACTGGGACAATTACGGCGAATGGTGAAAATGGTCAGGGTAACGCCTCGGTACTGAACTTTGCAGGAGGGGCTTTGACTGGGTTTCCAGGTGGCTTGATCACGGGCGCGGGCGGTGGCTCAGGTGGCTTGATCTGGCTCAAGAGCCTGAGATCGGTCGTAGCGTCTGCCGGATCTCAGCTATCAGTCAAGGGCGGTGACGGGGGAACGGGATATCCTGATGCCTCAACCTTTCAAACGGCGGGTGGCGGTGGCGGTGGATGGCTCGTGACGACGGCTCCAACGGTGAATTTGACCGGAGCGGCAATCAACCTAAACGGCGGGGTTTCCACGATTGCGACTGCGGTAAACGGCTCTGTTAGTGGCGGCAGTTTTGCTGGGCTGGGCGGCGGGCCGGGACAGGCTGGCAGTGTAGGGCAGCTTCAGGTCAGAAACATCATCCCAATCTAAAAAAAATATGCAGTACTTTCTAATCCAAAAGAATCAAAATCAAATCTGTGGCACGACCGACGATCCGACATTGGAGCTTGCGGGTTTTCAAGTTGTTAAAGGAGTCGATGACTTGCCTGCTGAGATGCTTTTCTGGGATGGGTTTGAAATTCAAATCAAACCCGCGCGGCCTTCAGATTTGCATTTCTGGCAAAACAATCAGTGGACGCTTCCTGAGTTCACCGCGCCTGTGACTGAAAACTGGACGGGACTGATCGATTCCCTGCGCGGTACTCTGATTTGGCAAAAGTCGTTTACTGCTGCCGGTCGAACGGTCAGAGCAAATGCAGCGTGGACGTTGCTCTATGGCACGTTGACTTCGACCCAGAGCTTACCGGATTTAGCATTTGCGATCGCTGAACTGCGGGAAGCAATGCGCGGGATTACAGCGATCGGTGACTTCACATCTGAGGAACTAGATTCGCTAAATCAAAAGCTAGAAGCGAATCACTTTTCGCTGAGGCTCGAAAGCAGCGAGGTAGAGGGCTGATTTAGCTGGGCGGATCGAGCTACTAATCGACGGGAGCGTGTCACCTTCTTGAGAGAGTAAAGGTATCAGGATTCAATTGCTCATTCAAGTAGGCGCAGCGTTGTGCAAGGACTTTCGGGATATGTTCCTCTTTCCATCGACTGCCAGAAAGCTGCAACCGACGGTCAATTTGTTTCACTAACGATTCCACCGCTCCTGAACCAATTGAACACAATTCTTCAGCCGCATAGTAGGGTGGGCGCTCTATTTCCCAAACATTGGGCTAGGTTTTGGGGTTGCGGTTAGACCTGAGCCATAACCTGTGGAAGAAAAGCCCGTCGAACTTCTGATGCACCCCGCAAACTGGGTTCGATTGTGGCTGTAAACCAAGAGGGGTCGCCCTTGAGGAAATGAGCGTGGAGATCGACAAATTGCCCATAGCGGCTGGCAATATCTTGAATCGATGTATTCATCCGCTGAAGGTTTTTGCGGGCGATCGCCGCCTCAACCCCTAAAAAATTGCGGCTGTCATCCCCAAGAGTCGGATCGTACACACTTGCTAGCAGAACCGGACGAATGGGCAACTGTTGGACAAAGGTATTGAGGGCATTGGCGAAGGTTGTCATGCCTGCGCCTGTATCTTGAATGAGTCCATGTAGCAGATCGTTGCCACCCACCGTGATCAAGGCAACTGCCTTTCCATTGACTTGTAATCCCTGCATCTGAGAGGGCAAACCCGCGACTGTTGCCCCATCGCGGGCACGATGCTCAAGACGAGCAGATCCACGTGAAGCGAGGTCTTTTCCTTTGAATTCGGGAAACAGGCGATCGTCATTTTGCACGAGGAGTTGCCCCGGATGAACCCCAAACTCGTTGTATCGTCCACAATCTAAAACTGAATCGCCAAACGTGTAGAGTGTAACCATTGTTTGCTTCCGTGGATTGCAGCCTAAAAGCGTGAAAGCACTTGCTCCTCCAGCCATCAGAATCAACTGCCGTCGTGTAAGTTGAAACGGAGCCATTGCCCTATCCTCCTAGTCTGAGGCTAACATTTGGAGACGGCAAGGAGACTGATTCAGAAGATGGATTTACTCCTGTGATGCAGGGGTGATGGTCACGAGTTGAGTCCTGGTCTGTTAGACATTCTGCTTCAATTCACTCCCTTAGAACTACTTCCACCCCGCGTTCTTGCATCATCTCTTCCAAATCTCGATAGTTCAAGGGGGTAGTGTTCTAGACATGGGGATGAGTATAGCGGAAAATAGGATGACTTGAATCTGTTAGCTCATTCCTCAATTACAGTGATGGTACTTGAACCCGTACAATGTCCAACCTGCAACAGCACGAACATCGTCAAACATGGCAAGACGGCTGAGGGCAAACAGCGATATCGATGTCGCAATGCTGAATGTACTCGTCACAGCTTTGTTTTAGAGTATTCCTACCGGGGCTACTTACCTGCTGTGAAGCAACAGATTGGTGAAATGGCAATAAATGGTAGTGGAATTCGAGACACAGCGCGGGTACTCAAAATTAGCCCAACTACAGTAATTGAAGAACTAAAAAAAAGATCGTCATCTTGAACACGTAAACCACGGCTTGTTGGAACAACTCAAGCCAACTGCTGTAACAGTTGTGAAGCACGTTGAGGAAGCCGAGGCGGACGAGATGTGGAGCTTCGTCCAGTCTAAAAAACAGAATCGCTGGTTGTGGCACGCGATTGATCATCAAACCGGGCAGGTGTTGGCATATGTGCTAGCAGACCATAAAGACCAGGCGTTGGTCGAGTTAAAGGCATTGTTAGAGCCTTTTGGGATTCAAACCTTTTACACTGATGGCTGGGGAGCGTATGCCCGCTTGTTGGATCAAGACCAGCATGTCGTTGGCAAACAGAACACGCAAAAAATCGAGCGCAAACACTTGACGTTACGAACTCGAATTAAGCGATTAGCTCGCAAGACGATCTGCTTCTCTAAGTCGGAATGGCTGCATGACGTAGTGATTGGGTTGTTCATCAATCGCTATGAGTTTGGTCGGATCGTTTGA